AGGGGGAAGACCGACCTCGGCAACCCAATTTTAACTATGACTGACAAGGAAATCTTTAATACATTTGCATCTGTTATTGATTGCCCCAGTGCATCACCTTTTCTCAAGAGACTTGCACAGGCTGGTCTTGTTGCGATGCCACAGGATAAGGCACTGATCTTGAAAACATGGCCTCGAATAATGATGCAATACGGCCCTCATACTAAGAGGTACACAGACTCATGAAACTTAATTTAGATTTAACTAAAAACCAATGGAAGTTTATTAAAAATAAGCTTGAACCATTTAGAGATACATCGCCCACAATTGCTCTTTTTTGCAATGAAATAGACTATTTTTCTCCAGTTCAAAAACCTTCTTTAGGTACTTTGTTAAAATCTGCTGATGCTGGCCGTTATCTTGGTGTATCAGTTCAATCTCTTAGACGTTATAGAGATGCAGAGGGTGGCTTCTTAGTAGAGAACGAAGATTGGTTTTGGGGTGCATATGAAAACAGTCCAATTAGATGGAATGTTGAAAAATGCCAAGAAAAATTGAAAAAAAAAAGAAATGTCCTTAAATAATATGACAACAGGATCAATCCAGATTTCAAACGAAAAATATCATGCTGATGATGCGATCTCAGCATCCATGCAAAAAACAATGGTGAAGCATGGCCCGAAAGCATATTGGAACTCTTTTCTAAATCCTGACAGGCCAGAACATAAACCGACAAGTGCCATGTTACTTGGAACATTGACTCATTGTGCAGTTCTTGAACCTGATGAACTGACAAAAAGATTTGTTGCAGTATCATCAAGGACAACCAAAAAAGGAAAAGAGGAGGCAAAGGAAGCTGAAGAAAAGGGCATGACTGCTGTTACTGAATCTGATATGGAAAATGCGATCAAGATGAGGGATGCTGTCTTTTCAGAACCTCATGCCAAGAAGTTATTAAGTTTTGGTATTGCCGAAAAATCTTACTGGTGGGAAGATACCACCTCTGGATTGACTTGTAAGTGCCGACCTGATTGGTTAAACAAAGAAACTATTGTGGATTTAAAAACCAGTAGAACAGGAGCAAACCCTAGAGATTTTGCAAAGGCAGTAGCAAATTTTTCCTACCATTTGCAGGCGAAACATTATCTCAATGGCATTCCATCAGCAAAGAAATTTATCTTTCTTGTAGTGCAATCTGAATATCCATTTGATGTTGGTTTATGGGAGTTAGATGATGATGCATTGCAAGAAGGTCAAAAACTGTCTAGAGAAGCTTTAGATAAGATTGCCGAATGCCGCCTGCTCGATGATTGGCCGAGTTGGTGTAAAACAGGAGTTCAATCTTTATCCCTGCCCCGATGGGCATTTTCAACCCCTTTAGAAAAATGAGTTTTAATGAAGAGCAGAAAAAACTGCTTAACCAAAAAATTAACAAAGACAATGTATCCTTCAGAAGTGGTGGAGGTGGTCAACAATTAGCTTATGTTGAAAGCTGGCACGTTATAAAAGAAGCAAACCGCATCTTTGGTTTTGACGGCTGGAGTTCTGAAACATTAGAGACATCTTTAGTTTCTGAAGATTCCAAGTGTGTTTCTTACATTGCAAAGGTAAGAATTACCGTTGGAAATGTTATTAGAGAGGGAACAGGTGCTGGTCATGGTCGCATGGGTGGAATCGGCGATAAGCATGAATCAGCAATTAAAGAAGCAGAGAGTGATGCAAGAAAACGCTGCCTTATGCAGTTTGGAGATTCCTTTGGCCTGTCTTTATACGATAAGGACAAGGCATGGTTAAGACCTGACGATAGTAAATCAACTATCTCAAGTAATCAACCAATAGATAGATCTGAAAGTGATAAGTTCATCAAAGAATGTGAAGCCTTTATTAATAAACCAGGCAATAAAGACAAACTCGGTTTGTTAAAGAAAAACATTTCAAAACGATATGAAACTAATGCTATTAGTGAAAATCAAAGAGATGGATTACTGACACTTATTCTAGAGAAGGAGGATGCATGAATGAACTTATAACCTCAGATCAATTAGCTGAAGAGCTTGGTGTAAAACCTCAAACTGTGCGACTTTGGAGAACCAAAACTCGCAAGGGTCATCCCAGTGGCCCCAAATGGACTGTCATTCTTAATAACACTATTCGGTACAACCGAGAAGATATTGAGGATTGGCAGAACAAATCAAACAACCCTAATTAATTTTTTTATTATGTTAAACGTAACAGCCGTTGGCAATTTAGCCTCAGATCCAGTGCAGAAAGAAACTGCAAAAGGAACAAAAGTAACTAGTTTCACTTTACTTACAAATATTCAAGATGTAACCACTCAATTTGATTGCACTGTATGGGGTAATCGTGGTGATGTGATTGCAAATTATGTAAAAAAGGGCAACCAAATCACAGTTGTTGGTGCTGGCAAACTAAAAACTTTTGAAAGAAGAGATGGCAGTAGTGGAGCTTCTATTGAGGTAAATGTTGACAATTTCACATTACCTGTAAGGAGTAGAGATTTAGAAGCAATCCCAGCCTAAGTTATTGGGGCATTGTCCTGGAAGAGTTCATGTAAGTCCCCTTTTTTATACACCATGATAAAAAGAAACAAACACGGCCAACCTCTAAATCCCTACAGTGGTCAGGTTTACTACGATGACCGAGACCATACATCATACGAGTGGTTTCCTTATTCCAAAACTCCTAATGATGGTGTATGGATGGAAATAGATTGGAATCATAAAAGATTGCCATGACAACAGCCGAAAAAATCGCCGCAGCAAAAAAAAGAGTTGCTGAATTAGAACTTCTCATAGAATTATGGAGAAAAAAATGACAATTAGTCCCATACCAACTATTTATAAGGGAATAAATTTTAGATCAAGACTTGAAGCAAGATGGGCAATGTTTTTTGATTCATTAAAATTAAAATGGTATTACGAATATCAAGGGTTTCAAATTAAAAATGTTTGGTATGTTCCTGATTTTTTAGTTATAACTCCAAGTGGTAATGAATATTGGATAGAAATAAAACCTATAACCATAAAAAATAATTATAAATTTGACATTTTTAAAAAAGCATTAAAAACAGAATCAGAAAAAAGTGAATTTGCTTATGAACCTCGATGTTTTTTAGCATCAGGAGATCCATCAGATGTAATCGAAAATAATTATTTATGTCCAAGATGTGGTTTATTTATAGAAAATGATAAGTGTACATCATCATCTGTTTTAGATAAACCAAGTGGTTTACTCTCAATATATTGTGAATCTTGTGATTTTGAAACTCCTGGAGGAAGAGGAGATTTACATAATGATGGAATATTAGGTTTTAAGTACCAACCTTGGAAAGGATATTTACGTTTTCACTATTTGGATTATTTCCACTTTCATAATTCTATAGAAAAAAAAGCTGACAGGGTTAGTAAACATAGGTTCTAAATAAATGAAAAATAAAGACCTGATAAAAAATTATTATGACCAGCTTGCAGAACTACAAAGGCAATACTGGTTTGAAAATATGGAAATTAAAGAATATTGTGTCAGATATGATGCTATAAATAAAAGGATAACGGAACTAGAAAATGAGTGAGTCAAAAAAGCTAAGAGCGTTAAAAGAGATCAGACGTAAAAATTTAGAAAAAAATTTATTAGATGTCCAGTTAAAAGGACAAGATCATTATGTGTTTATTAATGAAAGAAATAAAGCTCAGGTTGTAAATAAAGACGGTGCATGGGTAACTGAACACATCAGAACATCAATCCTGAAGTTTAATTTTGAAATTGATAAGATTGAAAAATTATTGGTGAAAGATTTTACAAAAGAAGAACTTAATGAATACGAAAGAAGCGTTTCATAAATCCTTTTTTATTTTCTCTCACCTTATGTGTAGCAGAAAAAGCTTCAAGTTCTACAAGACGGCCAAGTAAAGATGCAAGAAATACATCCTGCTTCATCTGATGCCTTACCAAATGAGTACAATACCGTTTGATGCTGTAGATATCATCAGAGGCCAAGATATCACGACATCTTTGTTCTACTGACAGTTCAAGCTCTAATGGAGCATCTTCTATTTCGATGTTAAGAAATTTTTTCTTTTTCATTTTACTGGAAAGAGTTTTTCTTCAATCATCTTGACGATGGCATCATCAACGTCATTATCTGACTTGGCTGCCAAGTCTCGTAAGAGCGACAAACACGCTTTGCGTAGACTCTGCGACTTGCCGAACCTGATAAATAGATTAATTAGAAACTTTGACATTGTTTTTTTGTGTTACTTTTCAAACATACCAATAATTGCTACATTTGGCACATAGCTGTTTGTTAAGCAGTGGTCAATGCTTAGAGATACCCACAAGCAGCTTTTTTTATATGGAAGATCAAGAACCAAGCAAAGTCGAAACCATTGTCAAAGTTTGTGTA